TAGCCGAGCTGCAAACATATCAGCTTGTGTTTCTTCTTCAGGTTTTTCTTTATATTCATTTTCGCTATCGCTTCTGTTAAGCAAGGATATGTGGCCTAAGAATATATGACCGAGTTCGTGTGCAATAGTAAATCGTGCTCTTTCTGATGACATATTATCGTCGAAAACGATATACCATTTGCTGTCTATAAGTATGCTTAACCCTATTTGATTATCCTTGAGGAGATGACAATCACTATTTTTTACAACTTTAATATCGGCTTGTTTTGCGATATCGGTTATTTTTACCGGTAATTGCCTTACGTTATAATCTAAAAGGACTTGCCATGAAGCGTTGCGTACGTATTTGTATTTTCCATAATTTATCATTTTTCATCACCACAAACATTTTAAATGTTTGCAGTAATGAATTATACAGGTAAATATTGGTAATTATAATAAACTATATATCCTCATTATATTCTTTAGCTTTTTTCAAACTCTCAACTTCCTGCGCTGAGAGTTTTATTTTTTTAGCATTAGTACGTGCAGCCATAGGATATTCGACTGTTTTTTGTGAATTATTACTGATTCCGAGAAGAGTGTTTACTGCCGATTGCATTTCAGGCTTGTTACGGTATGCAGTTACTAATTCTTTTTCCTCTTTAGTTAATATAAAAGGTGTTTCAAAATCGTTTATATCTGCATAGCCGGCTATCACGCTTGGTGATATTTTTAATATTTTTGAAAGTAATGCTATTTTATCTCTACCCATATTTGCAATGTTACCTGATTCCCAACGAGAAACGGTGGCTTCACTTACACCTACGTAGTCGGCAACTTCTTTTTGACTTAAATTAAACTCTTTACGTTTGCTTTTTAATATATCTTTTGTATCCATTTTTTATCCCTCTTTTCTTTGCTTTTTTATTTTATTATAAAGAGTGTATTACAAAAATGCAACAAAAACTTGCAGAAAAGAAAGAAAATTACAAAAAAGTATTGACTTACGGATAAGTAAGTGATATATTTAACTTACGGAAACGCAAGAAAGGAGCATTTTTTATGTTTAAATCAAATCGTTTAAAAGGAATAATGGCAGAAAATGAAATGAGTCAAGCTGTGCTTGCGGATAAATTAGGAATAAGCGAAGCCTCTATTTCACGAAAGATAAAAGGTGAAACGGAATTTAATCGTAATGAAATTAAAATGATTAAAGTGTTATTTAATTTGTCTGCAGATGAAGTTGACTCTATTTTTTTTGCGGCATAACTTACGCATACGCAAGATATCCACTAACACTTAATCAAGGCAGCAGGGTGCAGGCTGAAATATTCCCTTACTGTTCAACTGAAATCAGCCGGGAAGCTATCAACTCCATAGTTTTATTTTTCTCCAAAAATATATGAATAAATCAAACATAACCCCCTTTTCTTAAGTTATAGATAGTTAGCTCTGCTGTTTTGGTTAAGTGTTAGTGTAAAAAAATGCGAAAGGAAGTGTAAATAAATATGCGAGAAAAGGAAGATTACCGAGATAACCTTATGAGAATTAACACTTATTTTCCTGAGGGGGAAATGTTAAATCTTACACAAGTATCAAAAGTAACCGGCATAGACCGCCGCACTTTACTTACTACGTGGAAGAAAGAATTTAAAAAAATCGGAAAATCTGAGTACATAAGCAAATGTGCGCTTGCAAGATTAATGAGTTAGGAAGTGAAAAAAATGTATAAATTGCCGCTGATTGTGCTTGCCGCTTTTGCGTTTTATTGCGCAGTGTGTTTAATCGCTATTAAAATCAGGCAAAAGAAAAAGCCACTCCGCAAGCGGAATGACTTTGAAAGAAAGTGCCGTTACATTTTCTCAGAAAACGCAGAATGGGACAACATTCTGCACGGCATTAAATGAGTTGTGATAACCCATACAACACTATTATGTTATCACAACTCTTATAAAAAATCAATAGGAGTTGAAAAAATATGGAAGTTTTTACAAATGATATTTGCCAAAGCTGTACGAACGGAAGCCTTGATACGTGCAAGGCGGATTGGTCGCAAGTCACGCTTGACGATTTAACAAGGGCAGTTGTTGACTGCGAGCTATACAAGGCTAAGCCGAAGCATAAGCTTAAGATTACATACGAATGCGAGGGCAAGATAGCCGTTGTTGAAAAGGTGGTATACGAACTGCCCGAAGTAGAATGGCAGCAGGCAGACAAGAGCGCTGAGGATATAAGCACCGACGATATCAAGGTCATTGTTGAATATCTTAATAATAAAATCGGTGCGCACTATAAGCCGAACGGCAAAAAAATGAAAGAGTTAATCAGGGCAAGAATGAATGAGGGCTACATGGTTGAGGATTTCAAGACGGTAATTGATAAGAAATTCAAAAGCTGGGGCAACGACCCAAAAATGAGCTTATACTTACGGCCGTCTACGCTTTTTGGCACACGATTCGGCGAGTACCTGAACGAGTATCAGGCAGAAAGCCCGGACAGACTAAGCTGCAAGCCGACGTTTGATATTAAACAAATACAACAAGACATGTTAATGCATTCGTGCGGAGAGGATTTATTATGACATCAGAGGAAAGAATTGAAAAAGTAAGCCAGCTTCTTATGGAAGGAATGACGGACGGAAAGAAAAGTGGGGAAAATTACTTAAAGATTGCTCAGCTTGAAGTTGATAATATTGTATCAGCAATAACACCGAGTTCGGCTGTCGAAACAAGTTTTATTCTTTTTGCACTTGAACAAGTTACGGAAATGATAAAAGGCACAATGAAGAGATATCCGAATCAGGAGATTAATTATTGTGTTTTAAAGAGCTTAATAGGCTCAAAAGGAATGTGTATTGAAGTACCTAAGAGGAGCAAAGATGATAAATAGTGTTATTTTAATGGGACGCCTGACCTACGAGCCTGAGTTAATGGCTACAAATGAGGGCACGTCTTTTATAAACTTTCAAATTGCGGTTGACCGAGGCTATTCTAAGGACAACCGTGCTTGTGATTTTATCGACTGCGTTGCTTGGCGGCAGACTGCCGAGTTTTTGAAAAGGTATTTTCATAAAGGCTCAATGATTGCAATTGAGGGCAGACTGCAAACAGATAATTATGTTGCAAACACAGGCGAAAACAGAAAAAGCGTAAAAGTGATTGCTAATCAGGTCAGCTTTTGCGGCGAAAAAGGACAGGCTCCGGCGCAAGTAAACGAAAATACAGAATTTGAGGAAATAGAATAATGAGGGCTGCGAAAAACTGTTGCTACATGAAAGTGACAAACGATAAATACAGATTGCCGGTTGCCGTTGCCGATTCCGCAGTTGAGCTTGCCCGATTAGTCGGCGCAACAAAGAATACGGTTTTATCTTCAATATCGCACGGTACCGGCACTTATGAAAAGGTTGAGTTAGAGGGAAGAGAATGAAAGGACAACTAAACTTTCTTGATGAATTGATTATTGACAACTTTGCAGGTGGCGGTGGTGCTTCCTGCGGAATTGAACTCGCAACAGGGCGACCTGTTGACATAGCTATTAACCACGACCCGGACGCTATTGCAATGCACAAAGCAAATCACCCATACACTCGTCATTATCAGGAAAGTGTATGGGATATAGACCCAAAGGAAATCTGTCAAGGTCATAAAGTCGGACTTGCTTGGTTTTCGCCTGACTGCAAGCATTTCAGCAAGGCGAAAGGCGGTAAGCCTGTAGATAAGAATATAAGAGGACTTGCGTGGATTGTACTCAAATGGGCAGGAACGGTAAGACCGAGGGTTATTATCCTTGAAAATGTAGAAGAGTTTCAGACTTGGGGTCCTGTACGCAAAGGTAAGCCGGTTAAGTCAAAGCAGGGTCAAACATTCGAGCGTTGGAAAAGTCAGCTTTCGGCACTCGGATATGAGATTGAGCATAGGGAGTTGAGAGCTTGCGACTATGGTGCACCAACTATAAGAAAAAGATTCTTTCTTGTTGCAAGGTGTGACGGAGAACCTATAGTATTTCCTGAACCTACACACGGTGACCCAAACAGCGAAGAGGTTAAGAGTGGCAAGCTTAAGCCTTGGAAAACCGCTGCCGACTGTATAGATTTTTCTTTGCCTGCACAAAGCATATTTGAACGCAAAAAGCCACTTGTAACGAATACTTTAAGGCGAATTGCAAGAGGGCTTGACAAATTTGTGATTAAGGAAGAAAAGCCGTTTATCATTCCTATCGGCTACGGCGAGCGAAAAGGTCAAAAGCCACGATTACAGGATATAGACAAGCCGCTTACAACGATAGTAAGCAGCTGCAAGCAGTATCTTGTATCGCCTTATCTTGAACAAATTAATCATAGTGGAAAAGAAACAAGGGGGCAAAAACTTAATAAGCAAGTTCCGACAATCACATCAAAACACGGCTTTGCTTATATTTCTCCTGCACTTATTCAATATCACAGCGAAACAGCTAAATCGGAAGTGAGAGGTCAACAACTCAATCAACCTATTTATACAATCGACGGCTCACCGAGATATGCTCTTTTTACACCGTATCTTTCTAAATACTTTGGCGGTGTTGTCGGCAGCAAAATTGATAAACCATTACCAACCGTTACGGCAATAGACCATAATTCGCTGACAATGCCGTATTTAACTCAGTATTACGGCGGTGCAGACCACGCTAACAGCGTTTTAAATCCTTTGCAAACAGTAACTGTTAAACCTCGGCATTTCTTATGTGAAAGCTATTTGACTATACTCCGCAAAAATATGGATTGCAAGGCATTAAATGAGCCGCTTCCTACCATAACAGCACACGCAAATCACTTTGCCAAGACGGATGTTTATTTGAAAGAGTACGACGGTGACAATCTCGGACATTGGAGCGAGATAAGAGAGTTACTTAATACCTACACGGATTGGAATATATCGGCTAATCAGGTGCTTATTTTCTGCATTAACGGAGTTGAGTATTTTATATCAGACATAGGCTTGCGAATGCTACAACCAAAAGAATTATACAAGGCGCAAGGATTCCCGGACGATTATATTATTGATAAGGACTGCAACGGCAAGGAGTATAACAAAACCAAGCAAGTAGCAAGGTGCGGTAACGCAGTACCGCCGCCGTTTTCAAAAGCGCTTGTTATGTCAAATTGTAAATGGCTGTGTGATAAATCTTGCAACAATATGAAAGAATTTAACGCAGTAGCAGCAGGGTAAGGTGATTTGATGATATTTTTAGAAAAAGGCAATTTCTATTTGGGTTATAGAATGGCTGACAATAATGGGAATGTAGCTGAACAGACCGAGCCTAAATTTGTGAGTGATGATAGCGGTAATTGCGTTATTGTCGGTGTACTCGATTCTGAAACAAAGGAACAGGTTGGAAAAGCGGATATTTTCGGCGATTTTAACGCAACAGGATACTTGAAAAAGGTTCTTGAATTGTTAGCGCCCGAAAGAACAATTGATATTCCAAATTTTAAAAGGATATTTGCCGCTGCATTTAATGATGATGTAAATCTATGCGATTACTGTAATGAGTTTCAATGCAATAATTGCATTGTTTCCAAATGGAAAGAAGAGCGTCAGAGGTGATGAAAAATGAAAACTCATAAAATCAAACTTCTTATGAATTTCTGTGATGATGTTTTATCAGGAGATAAGAGATTTGAAATTCGAGAAAATGACCGAGGTTATCAAAAAGGCGACAGGGTTGTTTTTCAGCCTTATGAGCCAAGCGACCCATTTATGAAGCATCCTATAAGCTACAAAGTATATGAAATAACCTATGTTCTTAACGGTTGGGGTCTTAAAGACGGATATGTGGTTTTTGGAATCAGGGAGGTAAAAGAATGAACAATAAAACAATGTATGAAAAAGAAAAAGAAATTACTGACAAAATAGGCGTAAAAGAAGCAATAAAAATGTTTCAAAATCTTATATTTGTAGAAAATCACAAAATTGCAGAAAACCATTGTAGAAAACTTGCAATAGAAGCCCTTGAAAAGCAGATACCTAAAAAGCCGTTAAAGTAAGAATGCGATTTTTTTTGATTTTAATCTTGTCTGTCCTGAATGTAAAAACCGTATAGTAAATGTTTGGAACAAGCGTGAGTATAAGCCTAATTATTGCCGCTATTGCGGACAGGCAATAAATTGGAGTGTGAAAAAATAATGAAACGAAAAATAATTGAAATTGAATGTGATGTATGTCATAGAGACATTACGAATGCAAGGAAAAGATATAAATTCAAACGCCGTAATAACTATCTTACTCAATTTTTTGAGCCTGACCCACCCAAATGGACAAGGCTTGATATGTGTGAGAGCTGTTTTAGAAAACTTCGACAATTTATAAGAAATGAAACTGTCAGACAATTGACAGGAGGCAAGTAATGACACTTAAAGAACTTGAAGAGTATTCGGCTATAACTAATGGCGAAATTTGTGATAAACGAAAAGGAGTAAACAATGAAAATATTTATAAGTCAGCCTATGAAAGGCTATTCAAATTTTGAAATTGAAATCATAAGAGGAAAGATTAAAGAAGCACTTAAAGAAAAGTACGGAAATGATATTGAAATTATCGACAGTTTTATAAAAGGTGCTCCGGCAAATGCTAAACCGTTATGGTATTTAGGTGAATCTATTAAAAAGCTAAGCAAAGCCGATATTGCAGTTTTTGCATATAAAGGACCTACCGTGGGCAATTATCCGGCTTTGGTAAGAGGTTGCGGCATTGAGGAAAAGTGTGCAAGAGAATATAACACCTTATGTCTTTATGTCGCATTTTATAAA